AACAGAAGGATGTACCAGGCGATGGTGACAATCATGACACGGTGCCTAACCGCTTGACGGGGGCTTTGTACATCTCACAGCCCGCAGGGAGTGTCTGAGGGAACTCTGGAAGGTCTGTCAGCGGGTAGAGGCGGTAGTCCTTAATCGTGAAGCAGTCGGGGAATATCTCATCGTTGTTCTCGATAACTTCTCGGCCTGTAATCCAGCCCTCGATAAGGACGCGGTTCTCTCGGACTTTGCAGAAGATGAAGTTGTGATCAGGGTTGTCCCTGGTGCGTACCTTGATTGTGGTGTCTGGGTTTTCAGTTGACCGGACTTGGTAGTTCAACACGTCGAATCCGTTTGCTTCTTGTTCCCAATGCCATTCCGCGCCGAGCAGTTTCGCAACGGCGTATTCACCTATGGCACCGAACACGTCTGTCTGGAACCAGTTTTGTTCGTGGTATTTGCGCCCTGGTTGGTTGGGTCTGTCGGCTCGCTTAATTGCTAGGAGGCGACGGTTGACTCCGCCATGCGCTGCTATCTGCATATCTGCATCGGACAGGATGACACGGACTGGGGTTCTCATTGAATCTTTGCCTGCCTGCCAAATCGAGCTGCTATTGCGTCAAGGTCTCGAGGACGCCAGAGGTGATACTCGATTCCTGCGTTGACGAGGCATCGTGCGTACTTTTCTTGCTCAGCGCTTAGTTTGCCTTCGGCTGCTTTAAGTTCGCAGAAGATGACTCCTCGAGATGGCACAGATGTTGAAACGAGAACGAGGTCGGGGAATCCGTTGCCGTCTGACCGCCAGACGCCTGGACGGGGCGATGAAGGTGACGCATGGAAGACAAGCCACTGCTGCATTCGCGCCAACTTAATGACTTGGTCTTGGAATATCTTTTCGGAGACGGTCATCGGGTGTCTTTTCCCAACAGGAATCCGCACATGAACAGACTGACGCACATAATGATCAGCGTCAGGAACTCAACCATGACTTAACCTTTCAAGGCGCTGATTTTCCGAGATGATGCCCTGCATGCGAAGAAGGAGCATGTCAATCTTGATGCGTAATTGCTCAATTTCCATTGCCGCTTCAATGCATAAATCATGCAGGCTGTCGGGCTTGTAATTGTTGCGAAGCAGATAAACGATGTCATCCATTAGAACGCCTCCTCGGGTTCTTCTTGAGGTGCAGGTGCGCTCTTGAGAGTGTCGATGTATTGCGACGCTTCGCGCTTCGTCATGCCTTGAAGGTTTGCCGGTGGAACTTTGCCCATTGACTTACAGACCGCGCGGATCATGTTCTGTTGTTTCTCGGACGCAAGGTTGGACGGCTCTGTGACGCTTCCGCCTTCTGTGGGTCGTGAGGTCATGCGCTCAACCTTTGACATTTCTTCCCTCGAGGGCCGTTTCGTCCAGTCGGTTGACGAGGCAAAGTCGCAATCCGCTAAGGCTCGCCCGATGGCACTTGTACAGGCATTCTCAACGTGCGAAGTTTTGTTCACGTTATTTGACCCACGAATTTCTTCGGCAAAGTCGGTTGCAATGGGGCGCTCATCTTCTCTGTCAACATAGATGTCGGCCTGGACAACAACGCGGTCTCCTTCAATGGTGACAAGTTTTGTGATGACTCGTCCTTCGGGGTGTTTTTCCCAAAAGCGCGCCAGACGACTGGCAACGGGCTCGTAATCCTCAATGCTCATGACGGGTTCTCCGTGATCCATTCGATAACTGCTTTAAGTTCTTCGTTGTAACTCATGCTCGGATGACGCATCCGTTCGGCAGCGTTGCGCATAGTCATAATTAAGGCAATTGCCTGACTAACGCTTGCGCCTTCTTCGAAGCGCATATCTGCGTCAAGTTTGACTGACAGGTTCATCAGTCGCGCAATGATTTCGTCGGTTGTTAATTCCATGATGTTTCCCTCATCTGTGTTTAGTTGTGTTTACGGACAGTAGCGCATCCGCGCTTCCATCTTGCAACATCCTTGTGTCGTGACTTGCATATGTATGCCTGTAACGATTTTTGCCCTTTAAGGCATCCCCATCCCCACGGTCCAACTCGCCAGACTTTTGTGCCGTCAGGGTTGATGTGGCTTTTGAATGCGATTGCGTCTGCGACCTTGACTTGTTGCGCAGGGGTCTTGCCTTTAGCGCTTGAGGAGTCTGACCAGCGTTGCCAGGTGCCTCGGTAAATGCCAAGACCGCCCGTATACGAGCGCGTTGAGTGTTTCCAGTTTCCGCCAGTTTCACAACGAGCAAGACCGTCGTAATACTGATCCGGCAGGACGCCGTTGTACTTGTCGAAGGTGTCGCGTTGCGCAGCTGCGCTTGCGGGTGAGGCGGTGGATATTGCGGTGATGAGGGCGATTGCCATGATTCTCTTAATCAACCTTTTCAACTTCTGTAATCGAAGCAAACGTCATCCAGGGAGCCGCCCTTTTGGCGACTGTGACTTTGACGATCTCTTCTGTTGCCGAATCCGTGAAGATTTGGACGAGGGTTAGTTTGTCTTTAGACCATAACGGCATATACCCCCACATTGGAATCATGGTCGGTTAGCCATCATCTTGAGCCAGAGCCAACATGAGACCCAACCTATTATGAAACTGTAAATGAATTGTGTATCGGTCATAGCGGTTTCCCTTCGCTGTTCGTGTTTGGATGTTGTAACACAAGCGAGGGTCTATGTGGCGGATTCGACCTCGGAACCAATGAGGGAAACACAGTCAGTCCCGAGGTCTAGCGCGAAGAGGGTGATTTCTTCGGGCGATTTAAGGCTTGGGCAATGCCCGCCATGCGGCTTCGAAGGCTTCTGCGGATTGCTTTGCCATCTCGAAGTGGAGCCAATTTGGGTTGCCTTGATAGGAGCCTGCGTTGTCGTCGGCGGTGTAAATCTTGACGCCCTTCTTACCTTCGCCTCGAGAGCATCGGTAGCCCGCGCCGTACTCGCCGTATGCGTACCAATGAAGTTCGCACAGTCCGAGGGCTTTTGAGTTAGCAAGGAACCAGTCCCACATTTCGCGCGCTTGCGCTTCGTCTTTGTATTGAATGTCGGCTGCGTAGCCCGTCGCATGGACGGATAGACCGGCATTGTTTCTCATTGGGCGGTTGGCGTATGTGCCTAGCGATTTAGTTCCCCAACGCTTTCCGCATAGTTCAACAAGTTTTGCCGTGACGGGTTGAGTGGCTTTGCCGTCCCAAGAAGGCCAATAAGGGTAAGGGCGGTTGCTCATTCTTTGTCCTTATCGTTCTGATGCCCTTTGAGACCATTCGAAGCGAGCAATCCTGCCAATACGCCAGACATGGTCAAGGTCAACGGTGACAAAATCTTCCAGGCTTCAGCATCGTTCGGTGCTTGCTCGAGAGGTTGAGTCACAAAGAGAAGACCGTACAGAAGTACAAACACGGTGCCGACGAATGCGATGGAGATTGCCAGTCCGACGATCAGGATGAGCCGTCCTTTGATTTCTTCATTGGAGAGTCTTGCGCGGAATTTCATGAGCAACGTCCTTCTGGTTCGATGGTGGTGGTTGTTGGAATTGGGAATTCAGTTGTTCGGGTAGCGACTTGGTTCTTTGTCCGTGGGCAGTTGATGCGTTCACGGTCTGCGCAAGCGGTTAGCGACCCCAAAAACACTAATAGAATTAGGCTTTTACGCATTATGCACTTATTTCAATCAAAGTGATAGTTGATTGTCCAACATTGCCAACTTGAACGCCAACTTGTGATGCGTTTGCAAAATTGGCGAATTGTGTTTTGTATGTTGTTGCTGAAGTTGTCGCTGGCGAATCTAAAAATGCGTTTGAAAAACTTCCACGATTTTCCATATTCGTATTTGTATACAGTCCAATTTGGGCGACGCGTTGTATATCCGTTGAACCCCTCATTAAAAACAAATCTATTGCGTTTGTTGAATTACCAGCATCTTTCAAGCAGCCTACTTGATTAACTAAAACAAGTATTTTGTTGGTGTTTGCTTGCGGTGTAATAGTTGCGGTCAAGCCTGTATCTGCACGAGTTGAGGTTGCGTTCAAAACTTGCGTTGTTGTTGTACCTTGCACTATTTGCAGGACACGAAACGCGCCCCTCAAATTGTTCATCTGGTCTGCCGTGAGGATAGCCCCACTGACAAAGGATGCTGGAAGGTTTGTGGGTGTTGCCATGTTGTGTCTCCTTTAGAAACTTAAAAGGTTGTTGTCGAGCGTTCCGAAGATTGCATCGTTAAGGGTGAGGTACTGATTTCCATCTGTACTTTCAAAAGTGTACGAAACAATGTGAGACCCTGGAACAATTCGATGTTCAATTCCTGATGTGATCAGAGTTTGTGTTTCCGATGTAGGGGTGCCAATGGAGTAATCCTTCTGAACCGAAATGATTGAAGTCAGGTCAATAGCGAAGATGGTTGCCCATTGCGCAGCTGTGAGTGCTGCGAGTTCGCATGAAATGCCTGTAAAACGAACAAAGGGGTTGCGGTATTTGCCGAGAAGGTACGCGCCAAGACCGTTGACTTCTGTCGTTGTCGAGTTGAGCAGCTGCAAAAGTTGATACGTCTGAGACTGATACAGAGCAATGGACGTTGAGTCGGTGTTCGTCTGGACGGCTCCGGCGGGACTCTGGGTTGAAATGTTGTTATACAAAAGTTCCGACCCGTACTGGTTGACGAGAGTCATGTACGGAATGCCTGTGCCGTCTGTCGTGAACGACGCGCCCGCAACTGGGTTCAGAACGCTCGACCTGCCCTTGAAGGTGAGGGTTCCGTCGGCTGAGGTGTAGAGGTACCCCTGTTCGGAGGTGTTGACTTGCTGAAGGTACGAAAGACAGTTCGTGTCCTGAGTGACCGCGTAAGCGCCCAAAGTCGAGGTTCCGGTACCAATAGACCTTGCGCCCTGGTAGGCGATTTCTGGGCGGTCTAGAACGGCTGTGACGCGGGCTGACGATGACTCTGCGGACGGAGTGAAAGCGTTAAGTTGCTGATTCGCCAGGGTGCCGAACGCGTCAACGCATCGGGCAACCATTCGACCCTGATTGGCGTTCTGATAGTCAAGGTTCCAGTCCTCAACAAACCCCGTATAGATGGGGGTGCCGTTGGCGTAGATGATGATGGGCGAACGAGGCAAGACAAACGGGTAGTAGATCGAGGCCGTGTTGAGCGGGTCAAGGATTCTCGAGTTGTTGTTGAACACGACTTGTGCGGTGCCTGCGTTGAACTGGTCAAGTTGGCGGTTTCGTCCCCGCCTGATATTGACCGACAAGACGATTGACGTGAGGTCGGCAAAGGCAAGACCGCCGAGGGTGCCAGTGTCAAGTAATCCAAAGACGGCGTCGTTGAGTTGAAAGGGTTGACCGAATCCCGTGGTCGTTTGGAACCCGACAAGGACTTGATATGTAGGGACGGTCACAATGTCGCTGCCGGTGCGAAGACAACGCCTGAGTCGCGTTGCGCTGCCAATATTGCGTCGATGATGTCCTGACCGATGGTTGCGGGCGATGAGACAAGTCCTGCGTCGAGGTTGATTGTGATGTTGTCAAATGGGCCGATACCTCCGATGCCTGCTTGCTCGAAGCCTCCTGCGTTGCCTGACGTGTTGTCAAAGATTGACGGTGGAGCCTTAGATGCTTTCGGTGGTACTGGTGGGATAGTTGCAGGCGCTCCGCCTGCTGCGCCAGAAATAGTTGATCCGGCAAACATTGCTTCGGCTTGTTGCGTCGAGACGGGACGATTAGACATTGGGTTCTGCGCCGTTAACTGATCAAAAGTTGGAAGACCTTTAACTTTGTAATTTCCTAAATCGCCTGTGCGCAAAAAATTAATGACCGATAACGGAATCGCAAGTGCATTCATAATTCCGTTAACCAGTCCAGCAATTGAATTGTAAATTTTGCCAAACGTGTTAATCATGCCGTCGGCGTCTGTGCCTAGTGTTGCGATTTCTTTTCCAAGTTGGTTGACGCCACCTGCTGCGCCCTTGAGACCAAATGCTTCAGCAATGCGAACTGCTGATTCTCCAAGTTTGGTCAAGATGGGAAGCACCTTGTAGCCGATTGATTCTTCAAGTTCGCCTAGGGTAATTTTCAGGCGGGCGACAACGCCTTCGTAAGTTTCCGCCTTGTCTTTTGCTGCCCCGCCAA